ACCGATGGTGACCCCGAACGGAACTTGCCCGCAGCGCCCCGAGAGGTATCCAAGAGGGGCTCGACACGCTTCGCTGTCTCACGACCTGCCGTCCGCCCCAACGCCGCACGCGCAGCCATGCCCGCACCAGCAGCCATAGGCATCATGCCCAGCGCAGTCATCGTGCGCTCCTTGGCACGGTCACGCTCTTTCTCATTGCTCGCCACCCGCTCGCCTCGCGCCTCGCGGCCCTTCATCCGCTCCAGCATAGGAGTAGGGTCCGACTCAGGTTTGCGACGTGGCCCCGCAGGGGCGGCGTCAACACGCTTCAGGGGCTTCGCACCGGGAAGCTCCGCGTTCAGCAGATCCCGCAGCGTCTTGTCCGCGCCGTACTTGCGCTTGAAGTCTGCAAGCTCCTCACGGCTGACGTTGGCTTTGCCTTGGGCGTTTTCACCCCGGTTCTTGACCGGGCCGGTGTAGGTGGTTCTCATCTCACACCATCCTTCCTTTGGTACGGCCCTTGACGGCGCAGCCGTCAGCGCGTGTCACGCCACCCTTGGCGTACTTCTTGGGGAACGGGCCTGCGGGCTCAGGAACATCTTGGGGAGTCGCCAGCGGCACGGGGCGACGCTTGGACGGCGGAGCAGGGGGCTTCGGCTTCGGCTTGGACTCGCCTGCGGGCTCCGTCACCATCTGCGGCGTGGGGTCGCGGTACTTCATCGGGTACTCCAGTGGGTCAGCCCGGGGTGGGGCGGCTTTTCAGATTGTCGATCTTGGCCTCTATCCTGTCAAAGCGTTCGATCAACTCTTTCATGTCTTGACGAAACTCAGCACGGGTGATGTGATCACGAGCGACTTCCTCACGAGTACGGTTCAGAAGGATGCCGAGACGGTCAAGCTCTTTGAATTTGGAGGCTGTGAAGAACCCCACGACACCTAGCAGGACAGACAAAATGACGTTCCAGATAATCGTTGCGTCCATTCAAACCTCACCACTTCACCTTATCAGCCCAGTAGGCTGCGGACATGTTGCCCTTCGCAATATTCGCGCTGTGGCGCGCTTTGAAGGATGCACGTTTTTTGGTCATCTTTTCGGACTCACCAGCCTTCGGTTTGCCCGCCGTAGACGCACCCTGCTCACCGAAGCGGATGATCTTCTCTTTACCCCCAGCACAGGCTTTGACAACATGCGACTTCTTTGGGTGCCCTGGCGTAGCACGGGGCGAATTGCACGCCATCTCGGCTTTGCGCAGCGGGGTCTTAGCCATCAGATCTCTCCTCGCGCCTCGCGCTCCATCGGTGCATCTCTGTACCCGTAGCGGATGACTTGGTACAGGTAAGTCGCGTAGTACCGCACCCCGCCCATGCGCATGTATTGCATCCAGTGCACCTGCTCGTGTTTGATGAGCGCCGCGCTCGTCAGGTGCTCGGGAAGGATGTAGATCCCGAATGGGGCAAGGGCAACACCGGCAAAGCCGGTGCGACGAAGCACCCAGGCGATCAGACCGCGAGCGGGCTTCGGCTCCATGTCAGTCGGTCAGTCCTGCGGGCTGGGGGTCTTGCTTGACCTGAGCTTCGCCCTGCGCCTTGATGCGCATCCAGAGGTCCACCACCGCTTCGAGCGGCAGCTTACCGAGGCCCGCCATGATCAGGTTGACGTCGTTGACGGACAGGTCGGTGAGGTTGATTTTGATGTCGTTCATGGGGTTCAGACAGCGGCGGGCTTGGTGGTGGTCTTGGCGGGAGCCGGGGCGGGGTTCAGGCGTTGGCCCACGGCAGCGGCGGTTGAATGACCGGGGGGTTGATTTGGTTCTCGATCTGACCGGCCACAGCGGCTTCAGTGGCGTCCTTGTTGACGCCGGAAGACCACACCCAGCCCAGCACTTGATCTTGCGTCAGATCGGCATAGGGGGTGAAGGAGCCGTCAGATTCAGCGGCTTGCGTGAAAGAGCAGGACGAGTACACCGTGCCGGAATATTCTCCGTCAGTGCCAGTGCAGCGCCAGCCACACGAAATGACGTACTCAGGAGGAGTTGCCGTCGTGGGAGTGGTCTTCATCCACTCAATGGCCCAGGTGATGTTCATGGTGAGTTCCTTTCAAATCTTGGCATATTTGCCGTGGTACAGAGAGCGAGCTTCAGTTGCAACAAGACCCGCCAGCTCTAGGTCTTTGAAGTATTGTTGGAATACGGTTTTGCCGTCCTTCATTACCCGCACAACCCATGCCTTGCTCTTCTTGTGCCAAGACACGCCGGGGTAGCCTGATGTGTTGCTTGCCAAAGCGTTGCGGTTGCATTGGTTCTCGCTACGGTTTGCGGCGCGGAGGTTTTCAACCCGGTTGTCTGCGCGGTCGCCGTTGATGTGGTCAACCTCTTGCGGCATGTATCCGTGGTGCAGCATGAAGATCAACCTGTGTGCCTTCTGAGGCTTGCCTTGCCATGTTATGTGGCGGTAGCCGGTTTTGTGAATTGAACCAGCAGGCTTGTCCAGAAGATACTGTTTGTTTGGATGGCTCACGCCTTTCCAGTACAAATGTCCGTCACGGTACTCAAAGCAGGCGGCAATCGTTTGTTGCGTGATCATGCTTCGTACACCAGTTGTTCACCGCTGAGTTTTTCTAGCAAACGAATAGCCTTAAGCATATCCACGTTGATGCGCTTGCCGTCACGCTCAGAATAGTAAGACCACGCCATGTCTTCAGACGGGCCTTCGGGGATAAGTTCAAAGTTGTGCGGAGACAGCGTGGTGACGTTACCAGCCTCATCTCGAACCTTGAGTTCACTGCTTGAGGAAACGTCTTCGGTGTAGAGGACGCAGCCGTCCGTGACCGATCCAGTTGGGGCCGTGCCGTTGAAGATCGCAAATGTACCAACACCAGAAGCGGGGGCAGCAGTGCCGTTCAAAAGCAGGTTACGGTTAGCGTCTAATGTGAGCGCCTGCGTGAAGCTGATCGCGTTGCCTGCGGTGCCGGAGGGGGCGGTGAACCAGCGGTGCGTTCCGCTGCGCTGTTGATATGCAGATGCTTCAAAAGATTGAATATATTTGCGGCCTGAGTTCTCGTAGGCATTTTGCGAAAACCAACAATCGTCGGCTCCCAGCGACCATATAGCGCCGCCGCCTAAAGTTTGAAATGCCCCTCCAGAAAGACCACTCCAAGCACTCGGCGTCACCCCCAAGCCGAGGTTGCCGGAGGAGTCGAGGGTAGTGCGAATAACTCCATTCGTTACCAAGTACAGCGGATTGTTTGTAAACGTACCAGCAAAAGCAGAGTATGCGGCGCTACCAGTAAGTGTTGCGCCAGCGGTTGAGCCTTCAATGCCCGTCCAAAAATCACCAGATGTGTTTGTTAGCGCCGTCTGAACTCGACCAGTGGTGATGCCGCTTGTGCGGAAAACTAAGTTGTACCCTGTAGCAGTTGATGCGCCAGAGTTAATTGTTCCTGCTACATCCAACTTATAAGAAGGCGAACTCGTCCCAATACCCAGACCTGTGCTGTCCAGGCGCATTTGTTCGGAAGCACCAAGCATCCAAGCAAACTGGGCACTGGCAAGACCGCCAGATGTGGCTGTTTGAACGAAATCACCGTTCCCGTTACTTCCAAGCCATCCGACGCTTTGACCAACAAGGCGAATATCAAGCGTCTGTCCGTTGGATGACTGACGGTTAAACACACCAGCCACAGAGCTGGCGGTACTTGCAGTAAGGGTCGACCCATCAAACGTCAGCGCCGTCCCCGACGAAACAACCTTACTCCCATTCAGATAGAGCACGCCGTTGGCTGTGCCGGAAGGCACCGTGCCAGTCAGGATCGCACCCGTTGTCGTCTGTACCGTCACACCACCCTGCACGACAGGGACAAGCTCCGTACCCGCCAAAGGCGTCGTTGCAACCGGGAGTTGGGAAATCTTCGCGTCAGCCATTGTTAGCCTCCAAACCTATCTTGAATCCGTCTTCTTGAAGAAGAAAGTCGCCACTCTCAAGCAGCAGAAAACTGTACGGGGGTGCATAAGCACCCGCACCGTACCTCCACGCTGGTAGGGCGAAGCCGTATGACAACGACATCAGAAAATCCTGACAATGTCAGACGCAGTGGTACCAGTACTCCACACCCGCCGCACTTGGACCGGTATTACGAACCCAGGCGGTACACCAACGAAGGTGACTTCAGTACCCTGAGCTGTGGTAATTTTTACCGCGCCCGTGGTGCCGTAAGTCCCGACGTAAATGATGGAAGGCTCAGGGAGGTCGTATATGTCGCTGGGCGTGACAGCCGCCGCGTCCCCCGGGTACATCGGGAACGTCGGGCTATAGTTGGTCTTTGCCATCTCGGGCTCCGGTAACACAACGCCCCCGAAGGGGCGTCAGGATCAGACTTGCGACGGGTTTGCAGAACCGTCGTCTGCACGCACCACGTAGTTGATGATGATCGTCGCCGCACCCGTGGTCAATCCCGCGCCAGCCAGCGTGTAAGCCACGATGGCGTCAGTGGCACCCACATTCACCCAACCACCCGGGGTCGTGGCATTGGCGGTCAGCGAGACGCTGCCCACACTGGTGACCGTGCCATTGGTCGTGAAATCGACACCACCAATGCTGAGCTTGCAGGTCGTCGCTGCGCTGAACACAACCGTGGTCACCACGGTGACCGACGTCACCTGCGCGCCTGCCGGAAGAACGAACGCCGTGCCCGTCAGGGTGCCAAACACCACATTGGCGGATTGGGAGACCACCGTGGCCCCCATGTTGCGGATCGTGCCCGCCGTGGTGCCAGTCGTGTTCTTGACAGTGCCCAGCAGCCAGGGGCCGAGATGAGAGGCGAAGCCCATGATTTTTCCTCAGTTGCCCCTACCGTCTTGAGGACGAGTCCGCCGAGTCGGTCGGTAAGGGAATTGGTCTCGGATGGCCCGTTCGGGCATAGCCCGAGCCTAGCACACTGGGGCCGGAGGGTCAAGCCTCCAAACCCAACGCTGGTGCCCAACGCCAAATAATTTTGACCACCCCGCCTCCGCGCAAACTTGGGCCTCTGTTTTACCAGGGGCATAGAACTTTCCAAGTATAGGATGTGTGGGTAACTTGTGCTTTTGAGTGACGTAGCGCGGGATACGCTCTATTACTCCACTAGGGACCCACCAGTAGTCCGGTGGTGTAATACTGTCCAACATGAACCCCGTGGCTTTATAGAGCTTGCCATCACCGTAGCGCAAGTCACAGAAACTCACAACTTCTTGAGGCTTGATATCGACCAAAAACCGCTTAAACAGTTTTCCAAACCCACCGCGCACGCGCCCAGTAGACGCATAGCGTATGACTTCCCAAACACTGTCTTGTCTCATGCTAGTCATACCCGCTGCCCGAGCTTTGCCAAAAGAGGCCACTGCCACAAGCTGCGTTCCCAAACGGAGCCCATAGTACATCTGTGCTGCGCCAGCACCTTGTATATGTGTCGCGTCTAAGAACGCTCGGGCTTCTGGCGCAGCAAGTAGTTCAATAGTACACTTACGCGCATCAAATTTATCACCAATACCTAGCATCGCGTCCAGACGACGCAAGATCAATTCTTTTTTATCACGCCATTCGTCAGCAAAAACTTGAATCAGACGGATGCCCTGCGCCGTCGCAGCTTCCCACTTTTCTCGATGGTAGTCTTTGCCGCGTTTTTGTTCTGTGTGCCAGTGTAGCCCGTTCAATTCGACACCAAAGTTGTACTCAGGCAGAAAGATATCTATATGTTTACGCCCTAAAACAGGTGCGTTACGCTTGACAACAAGACCTTGTTCATGTAGATATTCAAAAAGCTCACGCTCCCACTTCGGGTCAACAGCTCCACAACTTGGGCACCCTTGCCCTCCCAGGTGTTTGTTTGGTGTTTGTTCAAAATCACCGTGCTGTTTACAAGTTATTGTCACCTTGCGAACAGCCGTTACATACCTAGTTTTAGCGTAGTCATACGTGTCGCCATGCACCAACTTAGCTTTCTCAAGAAACTGTCCTTGTGTGAGCCTTTGCGCTTCAAACGAACACTGAGAGCAACCGCCATGTTTACGCACGTTAATGAGCCATGCGTCAAATGACCCGTGCGTAGCACAAACAAACTGTACCTTGTGGGTGTAACCCACCAACCCTTCCCCTAGCGTGATTTGTGACCCAAACTTGACACGAAGCTCTTGCACAACACTGTCGCGGTTTACACGTTCAACGCCTACGGCTACTTCACCCGTCTTCTGACGCTGGCGGTACGCAGCGGTGTACTTTGCAAGCCGCTCAGGCGTTTGCATTGCAGCCCAACGTTTAGACGCCAAGGCCGTACAGGCCGTACAAGAACCACTAGCCACAGCACGGGGTGCGATATGCCCCTGCTTGCAAGGTTCTCCGGTGAAGTACCGGGCGACCCCCGCTTGCCGTGCGGCCTCACGAGAGTCGGGCAACTGCTCAATCACTTTCTTACTCCTGCCAAGCCGCGACGGGGGCCTGTTGTTAAGATGTGATTATGCCGAGGGCGGGGGCCACAGGGACCCAAACCCCTCCAAAACGCTCAACCACTTTCTAACACTACGAACCAGAAACGACAAAAAGTGATTAGGGTCGTGCGTGCGCGGGCAAAGAAAAAGGGCCCCGGAGGGCCCTTTGGTCAAGCGTAAGTGCTTGATTGTGTTTGGGTTCTCAAGCCGAACCAGGGGAAGCGAACGCCCCCAAGGGATCAGACCACCCAAATGAGTATCTTTCACGCGCCTTGTAGCGGTTGTTCCCCGTGTCGAAGTCAGCATCCATTGAGGTGGACATCGGCACGCGCACGAAGTGCTTCAGGCCGTTCGGGACGTCAGTGGTCAGGAACCACGCGTTCGGATCGGTCAAGAAATGATTGACGGTGTACCCTTCCGGGATGCTGCCGTTGTTCTTCAACGCGTTGATGTCGTTGTCGGTGGTGCCAACACGGAGATTGGTCTCCAGCAGGCGGGTGGCGACGAACATCAGGGCCGGAGGGATGATCAGCTTCCGGGGCTTGGCTGCGATCAGCAGGCCACGCTCATCCGTCCACGCAGCGATCTGGATCACTGCGTTCTCCAGGGCGGTCTCGTTCAGGTCCGTAGCCACCGTGGGACGGTTGCTGTTGGTGCCCCCAGAGACCAGCGGGTGGGCCGTCGAGAACAGGCTGACTCCGTCACCGCCCGGGAAGGCAGCGTTGAAGCCGTTGTTCAGGATGTTGGCGGCCTTGACCTGCTTGGAGTAGGCCATCGCACGAGCCAGCGCCTTGGTGTAGCGGGTGCTCAGACTGTCGTACAGGTTGTCTTCCATCGCCTCTTCGGTGATGGAGAAGCCCATTGCGATGGTCTCATGGTTGTAACGAGCGGTCCAGGCTTCCTGCGCATTGTCATACGCGATGGCTTGGCCTTCGTTCTTCACCGGAGCGGCGCTGAAACCAGACAGCTTGGTCTCTTCTTCGAAGGAACGGTCGGAGGTCTCCGTTTCGTAGATCTCCTTGTGCTCCTCGGCGTAGCGCTTGTACTCCATGCCGAACAACGCGTTCAGCCCTGGGAGCAGTTCCTTCAGGAGTTGTGCACGAGAAATTGCCATGATTCAGACTCCTCAGATCGCCACAGCGACTTGGTAGGCGTGGTAGCCGAAGTTCCACTTCAGCAGCACTTCGGGGTAGCCGACGAAAGTCAGCGTGACCGTGCCGGAGGCGGTAGCGTTGGCCGACAGCGTGACCGACGTGCCCGAGACAGCAGCAACGACCGTGTTGGCAGCGATGCCAGTGCCCGTCACGAGCATGCCCGTGCGAACGTCAGGGTTGGTCGCAGCCAGCGTGACCGCCGTGCTGCCGCTGGTCGTGGTGCCCGTCGATTGCGTGACCAGCTTGGTGTCCTCCACCATCTGGACGATGCGGAACGGGGTCGTGGTCAGCAGTCGAGCGTTGCCCGAGCCACCCATCACGCCGACGTTCGAGTTGCCCGCCGTGTTGGCGTTCACACCGGTATTGGCGGTGTTGGTAGCCATCGTGGTCACGTTGGTGCCCAGAGACAGCGCACTGACCGCGCCAGCCGTGATGGTCGAACCCGTGGTGTAGCTGATGACCGCAGCCTTCATGATGACGTCAGGATCATCACAGATGTAGGCGACCGCGTCCGCAGCGACCGTGCCGTTGGCCCAGTTCTGGTAGCGCAGCTTGCCGTACAGGGGACCGCCTGCGGGGGTGTACTCGCAGCCCAGGAAGATGCCGAGCGTGCCGCCCGTCTCTGCCGCAGCCGAGTTGTACGCCAGACCAGAGGTGATCAGCGTGCCGGTGTTGGTGAACTTCACCGGATCACCGAAGAAAAGACCACCGCCAGCAACACCCGTGGTGTAGCCAGAGGCAATCGGGATCATCCGCGTCGAACCGGCGAAGACTTGTCCGCCGATCAGGTTCTGCGGAATCAGGCCGTAGGGCCGATCAACAGAGGGGTAAGCCATGTTTGCTCCTATCAGGAACCGTTACCGAAAGACCCACGCGACGAGCTGCTTTTCTGTTCAGCAAACAACGGCATGCGAGGGTCGCTTTGACTGGTGAACTTGCTGTTCACCGAATGGGACTGGCTGTTGGTCATGTCAGCGTAGTGGGCAGAGCGCTGGACCAGCATTTCTTCGGGCATCTTGCACAGCATCAGACCGCCGATCTCGATGTTCCCCGTCTTGACGTTGGCTTCAAACGCCAACTCAGGGTGATCTTCTGCCTTGACGGGCTCATAGCCCTCACGCAGTCGTTGCGACACATTGGTGGGGTTTGCTTCCCCAAGCAGATGCGTCATCACCCACCGAAAGCCCGTACCGGGCTCCGGGGTCGGGTCAGGAAGCGTAGAAGCGGGACGCCAGCGACGCTGCGTCTTCTCGCGTGTAGCGAGTTCTCGGGGCGTGCGGGTCTCAGCCATTCTGTTGCTCCAGTTTTGCCACGTTACGGGCATACTCATCCAGGGGGACGCCGAGGCGTCGGGCGATTGCTACTTGCGATTGCGTCAGCTTGATCTTCTTCGCTGACGTAGCTCTTTGCGTCGGTGCTACGACGGTTGATGGCCTACGGGCCGGTTCGGACTTGGGAGTCTCGAACTTGTCCGGGAAGACTTGTCGGAGCCGAGAGTCGATGGTAGCGTAGTACTCATCAGACCCAACAGCGGCACCTGACTTGGCGAGCTTGTTATGCAGGCCGAACGCAAAGCTCGTCATCTCATCGTCTTCACCGAACCACGGGTTCCTTTGCCTCCAAGCATCCAACTTGGGATCGGGGGCGGGGGCCGGAACCGGTGCGGGCGTGGCCTGTTGCGGTGCAACGTTAGCACGTTGTGGCTGCGATTGCAAGGGGGGTGACTTCAACGCTTTGGCACGCTGTTGCGCGAACACCGCTTCGTTGAGCTTGGTCTGTGCTTCGACAAACGCCTCGGTATCCCCCGCCTCGTGAGCGGCTTTCAGCGCAGCCTTCGCCTTTTCGACTTCAACCTCGGCCAAACGTTGGGCTTGGGAGACAAAAGCGGTCGTGCCAGTGTTGAGCTGTCCCTTGAGTCGCTTGTTCTCCTCGAACAACATCTGGGCAGCGCGGATGGCCTCTTGGTTCTGTCGCTCCAACGCTTCCTTAGCACGACGCTCGTCGTGACGGGCGTGGGTCAGCTCCTTGATCCGAGTACGGACCTTCTCACCATACTGCTCCAGCTCATCGTCAGTCGGCTCGGCGACAGGCTTTTCAAGGGGCTTGCGGCCCTTGTCCGGCTCCGGGGTATCGTCGACGATTTCGACTTCGGATGCACCCTCGCCTTCAACCTCAAAGTCCACTTTTTCGGTGGCTTTGTTGTCTTTGGTCTCGACCTCGTCGGGGAACTTAAATTCAGCCATGTTTGCTCCTTAGCAGTTCGATTTCTGCCTTGAGTCCTTGGATCTTGCTTTCCAAATGTTGGAAATACGTGCTCTGCTCACGCGAACGTGCTTTCAGTACGCGTTCCATATTTTCGAAACGAGACGCCAGTGTGCGAAGCTGCTCCGCCATCTGGGTCGTTTCGTACCAAAAGAAATCGTCCGTGGCGCCTAAGAACTCGTTTTCCTTGGGCTGTGGCGTTGTCATGCGCGTGTAATCCCACGGGGGTCCTGAACGACAGCCTCCACCTGATCGTCGTTGATCAGTCGGAACTCACGACCGTGGATCTTGAACCGCGTGCCTGCGTAGGCACGAGTGATGACGAAGTCACCCTCCTTGCACCACGGGCCGCTGGGGAACTTGTCCATGTCGGCGTAGGTCTGAGGCCCAGACTTGAGAACAAACAGCACCACGGTGCTGTGCTCCTCGACGCGGACGGTGGTATCCGCCTTCAAGATGCCACTCTCGTACTTGTCCTCCACCTCCGGCAGAGCGCAGAGGAGTTTGTAGCCCGAGGGCTCAGGGAGCTGTTTGGCCTTTTCGGCGTCGGTCATCTCATTGGCGTCGTTGACGGTGTCGTTCATGGTTCACTTTCGCGGGCAGGATGGCACCGTGGCTTGCCCGAGCACCACGGCGTGTGACCCGGATCAAAGACCCGGGGGTGGGGGTTACATGTCGTTGCGCTTCAGTGTCTCAGCCATGTCGAGCAGTTCGCGTTCTGCAAGAGCCAAGCCGTGGATCACACCGCACATATAGCGGTACTCGCCGAAGTCTTTGGCAGAACCTCCGGCGATGTTGTCAGCGAGGTCGTTGAGTTGGGCTCTGATCTTGGTGCGCAGCACCGAGAGGATCTTCTCATCCATGATTTAGCTCGAAGGGTTGCCGTTGCGGTTGGGAACAGGCCGGGGGCGTGACGCGGTGATGACTTTCACCGCTCTATCAGCGTCCTTATTTTGTTTGTCGACGACGGTCTTGATGGTGGCCTTGCGGTCTTCCGAAGCGAGCCGCTGCCGGTCGAGGTTCAGACGCTCCATTGCCACTTGGTAGTCCATCGCGTCGTTCTGGGCCTTGCGCTGGCTGTCGCGCTCCTTGAGCTGCAACTCCGCCTGAGCAAGCTGAAGCTCGGGGTTCTGCGCCTGCTGCTGAGCGGCCTGCTGCGCCGCCATCGCTTGGTTCATCGTCATCGTGCGTTGCGCAGCGGCGGCCAGCAGGGGCGCGATCGCCTTCTCGTCGTCGGGGTGGATCGGTGCGGTGTCTTCCTCGTCCAGCGCAGGCAGGGGCACGCCCAGCGCCTTCTCGACCTGTGCCCGGTATGCGAACCCAGCGTGCTCCGCGAGGTGAGCCATGAGCGCGGCCATCATCTGCTGCGCCATCGGGTTCTGTCCGAGGGTCGCCATAATCTTCGGGTCCTGCATGAACGACTGGTGCACTGCCATGTGCGCCTCGTGGTCCTGGTACGCGAAGGCCTTGATGGGCTTGCCGCGCAGCACGTTCATGTTCTCGGTGACGGGGTCTTCTGGCTTGCGGTCCTCTGGCAGGGGCACCAGCTTGTCGGCGTTCTTGATCCCAAGCACCTCCAGCATCTGACGGTGGAGCTGGGGCATGTTGTAGATCTGCGGGGCCCCCTGGGCAAGCTGAAGCGCAGCTTGATACTGCACCACCCGCTGGCTCATCGTGGCCGCGTTCGGGTCGCTGACCGGGATCACCTCCACCAGCGAGTAATCACTCTGTCGTGCGCGGCGCACGCCCGCATCCTCGGTGTCAGGCTCGTAGTCGTAGCTGGTCGAGGCCGAGTCCGCGATGATCGCCTTCAGGAGCTTCAGCTCCTGCTTCATGGCGTAGTGCATCCGCGCCTGCACCGCCGACATGATCTTCAACTGCCGCTCCAGCAGCGCCAGCATGGTCCCCACCGGGGCCTGCGCGGACATGTCCGAGACCTTCAGGTCTGCCGTGGCGGCGAACCGCCGCGCCTCGTCCACGATGCTGCCCAGCAGCGTCAGGAGCGTCTGGGACGGCTCCTTGTAGGGCAGGGGCATGATGTTGTCACGCACCGTGCCGGAGGGCACGTCGACGTCCCTGAACTCACCCGGCGCGATGGGGGTGTCGTCCCCCTTGATCCGCAGGCCCCGGCTCTTCAAGCCCCCGGGCAGGTTGCTCAGCGTCCCGGCGTCGACCAGTTGGCGGGTCAGGCTCGTGGCGCTCTTGGCCGCGCCCCCGATGAGGTGAATCAGCCCGAAGCCATAGGCCCCGAACCCAGGGATGTACTGGTAGTGCACGAAGTGCTGCCGCGCTTGGTGGGTGATGTCCCCCTCAAGCCAGTTCCGCCGAACCGCCAGCACCGCACCGGTGTCCTTGATGATCGTGACGACGTAGGGCCGCTCGATGGCGGTGGGGTTGCCGTCCTTGTCCTTGTGCTCATCGCCGGGGATGCTCAGCTCGACGTGGATTTCAAGCAACAAGAACCGGTCATCGTGGGTGGCGGCAAAGCCCGTCTCCTCATCTTTGCGCTTCTGCACCTCATCAATGTTCTTCGACGGTTCACCAATGTCGATGTCGCGGTAGAACCCTGCATGTTGAAGGCGCAAGATCTCGTTCTTCGTCTTGCGCATCCTGTGCGTGATGCGTGGGCATGACGAGAGTTCCGACGTGCCGTAAGGCAGGACGATGTCCTCAGCGGGGATGAATGTCGAGACTTGTCGGTCGAGGCTGGGGTCGAAGTAGACCTTCTTGAAGGCAGAGCCTGCGATAGGCAGGTTCCACAGCAGTTTCTCATGCTCAGGCCGATACTCCACCATGACTTCCGTCAACTGGTAGTTCATATCCTCCTGCACCCGGGCAGCGGCCTCTTCCTTCTTCCTCGTCTGTTTGCCGATGATCTTGGCCTTGACAGGCCCTGCGGCGGGGAACAACTCCGTGATGGCTTCGCTTTGGAAGCGCACCACCGCCTCGGTGAGGATGGGTGAGAAGACACCGCATGCACCGGACCAGGGCTCCGTGCGCTCCTCGTACTTGAGGCCCAAGAGCTTCAGTCCATCGGCGTAGGTCTCCTCCCAGTCCTTTCGAGAGTTGACGTCGTTTTCGTAGTCCCCCAACAGATCACCGGAGATCTCCTCAAGGACGGCTTCATCGAGGGTCTCAGCGAGGTTGGCGTCAAACTCTTCGGGCAGGTCATCCTGCCCCGGCACGAGAGTGATCTCAAGACCGTCGGCACCGATGGTGACGCTGTCGGGGTTCTCGATTTCGATCTCGATGGCGGACTCAACACCCATTTCACTGGGGTCGGGGAGCATCGGCACGGGGGCCGTGGAATAAACCGCGCGGTCAAAATTTGTTGCCATAGGGGCTCCGGGGGTGTTGGGTCAGTAATACGCCGCTCTGCGGGCTTGGAAGTGTTGGGGCTCGCGGAAGTCGGACGGCAGTCCGATCAGCCCGCCTTGGCGGAACCGCGACAGCGCCATCGAGGTGCAGTCGACCATGTCATCGTGGGACCCGAACGGGAAGGCAACACACTGCTCGATCACTTCTTCAGCCCACCGCCGCCCCTCGGGGTACCAGACCATGCCGCTGCGGATGATGTCAGCCACGGCGCTCAAGCGAGCCACTTTATCACCGGTGCCGCGATGCGGGGTAAATTCTTGCACCGGAATACCCATGCGCCGGAGTTCCTGATATAGAGGCACCCCACTGGACTTCTTCTCAACGATAAACGCCTCCGGCTCCCACTCGTTGTACTCCCTTATTGCGAGGTCTTTCAACTCTGGGAACTCGACACGCACGTTGATGGCGTTCAGTAGGATGATGTGCGGCTCGCTGTTGGTGTAGTTGTCGTCAGTGAACACGCCCCACGTGAGAAGGGCGGTGAAGTCAGCACGGGTGGTCTTTTCTGCCGCTGCGTCGAGCGTCATGATGACAAAATCACACTTGGGCGGGTCGTCCAGCTTCCAAGGTCTCCACCAATCGCGCTGGATAATCGCACCCTGCTCCCCAGTGGGGTTCTGCATGTACTGTGCGTTCCACTGGAAGGTGGGCATAGACGCTTTGGTCCGCTCCAGCGCTTCAAGATCGAACTTCTCCGGCCAAAGGGCCTTTTCGACAACTTCAACGCCATCGGGACCCTCTTTTTCAACGGTCAATATGGCCGGAAACTCGAAAATTTCGTACTGATCAGCCTTGGCGTTGTTGGCACCGTCCTTGATGAGGTGCCCAATGAGGTCATCTTGGTGCCAGCGGGTGTGTACCACCGCTATACGCCCCTCTGACATGAGGCGAGTACGTGCACCGAAGGCAAACCACTGGTAGGTCTTCTCCAGTTCGTCAAAATTCCCCGTCAAAAGGTCTTGTTCTGAATGGGGGTCATCAACCAAGAGGAGGTCAGCACCGCGACCAGCCAGTGCAGCCCCGACACCGCAGGCATAAAACTCACCTCCAGCGTTTGTGGACCACCGACCGGCACTTTTTGAGTCTTGCGCGAGGGTGATAGCGGGGAAGACCGACCGATAACGCGCATCGTCGATGATGTTACGCACCTTCCGACCGAAATCAACGGCGAGATCCCCAGTGTGCGACACCATCAGCACCTTCTTGTTGGGGAATTTACCCAGGAACCACGCTGGAAACAGCGTGCTGATGAGGTGGGACTTGCCATGCCGTGGCGGGATAGACACCGCAATGCGGTCTTTGAGTCCGTAGGCTACGTTTGTCAGCAGCTCCGCCAGCTTTTTGTGGTGTGCAGCGACGATATACGTCGGGTCCATGTGCTGACAGAACGCCAACAGGTCGTCCTGACAACGTTTCGCGTGTTTTCTCCGTTCAAGCTCTTCCAGCACCGACAACAGGCGTGTCTGTTCATCGGCTGTGAGCTTGCCGATGTTTGCCAAGGCGAACTGGAGTTCAGCGTCGGTCAGCACGCTGCCCCCGCAGCGCGGCTGCGCACCGGTTGGCACGGGGTTTGGGGCTTTGTTGGCACGGGGTTTGGGGCTTTGTTGGCACGGGGTTTGGGGCCTGGGGGCTCAGCCCAGGGCGGCCTTCACATCAATGGGCTTTGCGGGCGTGATCGGCGGGGCCAGCACCACCGCTTCTTCTGCATCCTCGACGCCCATGAGCTTGCGCAGCTTGTCCTTGAGGGAGTTCTCAAGGTCGACAGTCGACCGATTGTTGACGGTGATCTCGGTGCGTTCGGTGAACAGTCCGACGTCGCTGACTTTGCCGAGCAGCTCAAGGGCTCGCATCCTGATCCGGGCGTCGGGGTTCTCAGACTCAACGACAAGCCTGTTCGTCACGTAGTTCCTCAGACGCTTGGCGTCCTGCACCACTTCCATGTCGTACTGGGTGAGGATGGCGTTGACGTAGTAGGCACCCTCGGGGGTCTCCAGCGTTGCACTGGCAGTTTTGGGCAGAGACTCAGCCTTGCTCGCGGCACGAAGCATCTCTCTGGCCGTGTGCTTGAGTTCGTCAGCAGCCGGGGGGTAGTCCTCGTACCCTTCGGAGATCAACAAGCCAGCGGTGTTGCACGCGGCCTGTGCACGGGCCCGCACCTCGTTGTACGACGTTCCCCGGGTGGTATTGCCCGTGGGCAGCGGGACGAAGTCTTCGACGTGGGTTTCGATCACGGTGTCTTTCCATGCGCCGCACCTCGGCGTGCGCCAAATGTACCGCAAGCCTAACCCCGCTGTCAATGCCGCTTCGATGTCCATTTTGGTTCCATTGACGGGGGGTTCTTTAGGTACCATTGACGGGGGGTGTTCGCCGTTTTAGTACCCCCGGGGGGTGGTTTTATTATGTAGTTTTATTATCCCCTCACGCTAAAATTGTGGGTATCGTAGTCTTATTATGTCTTTACTCTTCCGGCGTGGGTATCGTGTGTGTCGAATACAGCGTATCGCGCACGCGGGACTCCAAACCCACAGCGGGGGGTGGGGGGACGGTGGGGTCTGGGTTATACGCATTTAATTTGACGGGAAACGTAGACATGTTACAGTTCATCCATCGCGTCAATCCCGATGCGATACACAAACGGAGCTAATACCATGTTCGATCTTTCCAACATCACACTTGCTTTTGTGCAAGCCCATGACGCTGCACACTCGTTCGACGCTATGACCGCCGATATGGTGCAGTGGCATCAGTCTGGTGTATATCCGACGAACAAAGAGTTGATCGGGGCACTTGTGGCCGCTAATCGTTGGGCACTCCCGACATGCAAGGTCTACGCATCTAACCTGCTCGCATGGTCGAAGTCTGGCCAGACCCCTAGAAACATCTCGCAGGTAGTCAAGGGTAAGCCCGTCGGGCATACCAAGGGCAAGGGTGGGCGTCCCGCCGGACAAGGTGCAGGGAAGACTACCGCAGCGAAGCCCGACACTGCACAGGCAGATAAGCCTACGGTCGAAAACAACGATAAGGCATGGATCGCGTTCATCGGCGATATGCGTGCAAAGGTAGCAGACCGGAAGGATTGGAAGTCGGAAGATATCTTCGCCTTCCAAGATTGCACCATGATGCTCCTGAGCATCATCAAGAGGAACGTCAAGTGACATCAGCCCCGACGAGAGTCGGGGCTTTTTTGTGCCCGCAGGGTTCGCGCCCTGCGGGCTTTTTTGTGTCCGGGACCGGATGTCAACAGCACGCGAGTACGCGGGCCGGGCACGCAAGCACGCCAGCGGCACGCGAGCACCAACAACGGACGGCGGCACGCGAGCACGCGCACGCACTGCGCGGACGGAACGCGCTACGCAAGCCACGCAAGCCACGCAAGTCCCACACGCTGCCCACGCTCGACCTACAACGACAGTTAAACGCGTTTAACTCCACGCTTGACATAACTGAAGGTTTGTGGTAGGCGGTAATTAAACGCGTTTAACCCCCTCGACACCCGATCCCAGCAGGGGTAGTACGTGGGCACCCGCCCTTGTTCCAAAGTTCTAAAAGAGTTCCGGCTGTTTGGCCTTTTTCGATCTGAGCTAAGTGCTTGATTTCCAAAAGCGATCTGGCTCAGCGTTCCATGTTCTTTATTATTTTAAGAATTAGAATAGAAGGTATAGGTAAGGTGTAACCCTAATGTTCAACGTTACACGTTGTATGAGCGCGCGCGTGCGTAAAAAAGTAGGTACGTGCGTAAACGTAGTCGCATTACGTCCTTTTATTACTGAAACATATAATATTCTTCCAAACACAGGTCTCTAGCCAATTCATATTTTCGTCAAAATTTGCTAAATATTTGCCCTGTACACCGCCTTTTCGCCTTACAAATCAACAACTTACGCCGACCACGTTTTCCACAACAAAAAATACCCTCCTCCACTTTCCCCCTTGCGAATCAACCACCTACAAAGTTCCGATTTTCGCTAAAGAAAGATGTGCTATCATCACGCCCTCAACCCTCCCCGGAGCCCCCCATGCAAGTCATCTTCCTCGAATCTTTCATCTCCCGTGCCTACCTCCGCCCCTCCCCCAGCGGGCGTGCCAGCGTCGTCTGCTTCCGCCCCAACGACAAGTCCCCCAAGCGCGTGTGGCACAAGCCCGTGCCCCGCCTCTTCACCCACGACCTAGTTGGCAGTTGGTACTTCTTCGGCGAGTTCGCCGCCCCCGAGGTAGCCGCCGATATCCTTCCCCATGTGATCGTGCCCGTCGATGCCCCTTGGCACCCGAAGACCTTTGCGCCCGACGTCGTCGTGTCCCCCGCTGCCTCTCAGCTCGCGGACGAGTTGCGAGACAAGCTCACCTATTACGAGAGTGCCGTGCCCCGGCCTGCACTCAACAAGATGCGCAAGCAGTTGATCAAGGACATGGTGCAGAAGTTTTCCAGCGTTGCCCCCGAGGGTCCGATGCGCCCAGTGCACGAGGCCGTGGCGTTCTTGCTGGACTGTGGGCTGGTGACGGTGCAGCGGGTGATGGCTGAGGACGGTGCGCAGCCCGTGCCGACCGTGTCGAAGGAGTACAAGGAGGACCCCCGATGGAGGCCAGTGCTGCATGCTGTGGCGACGGCACGTTCAGCGGCGTATCAACTCGACGTGCGAGCAAGGCCCGGTGCGGTGCCGATGACGGGGAAGTTCTCCGCAGAGAACTTGTTGATAGAGCATAAGGGTGAGAAGCTCTACCCCCTGGTGTGCCCGGTGCTGGGCATGGAGTTGGAGTACAACCGATTCGACCATCCGAAGGCTCCTAATCTCATATGTGTTGGACGTGCTGACATCCGTGCCCCTTACGCAGTGGGTAACGTAGTTTTGATGTCGTCATTGGGTCGCAAGGTGACCGAAGGGAAGGTTGCAGCCAGTGCGTTGAGCGAGGCGCAGCGTGTGGCTTATCAAAGGTATCAGGACACTATGAACGGACCGACAAACACAACAAACACAACACCCCCTTCGGAGCCCTCGACGGTAAAGATCAAGTTCAGCGAGGTGCTAGGACATGCGGACGACGATGACGAAACCGACATATTCGCCGACATGATCAAGAACATAAAGAACATAAAGACTTGACATAAAGGACGTATTGGGTTACAATGTATTTGTCGGTGGGAAATCAGCCCAACGACAGGTTAAACGAGTTAAACGCGTTTAACTAGGGCCTAGCCCTTGCTCTTTAAAAACCTATTCCGGTGTCGGTGCCGAGCATGCGAGTAGCGCCGCGTGTAACGCACTATTGGCCGGGGTTTCGCACACTTACCTATAAGTGTGCTGACAAGATACCGGCTTGCCGGTTCCTCGACGTGCTGACGGTAAGAATCCGCTTGGCGCGTAGGCCGCAGGGGAAAGACCCTGTGCAGGTTGTTGACGATACCTAAACGTCAACCGACAAACAACGTCAACCGACAAACAACGTCAACCGACAAACAACGTCAACATCGACATCAACCAACAATGAAAGGACAATGTGTAGGGGGCGAGGCCCCCCTGCTTAAAGGACTCTGACATAGCAGCGCGCAAAACGCCCGCACGGTGCACACCCACGCACGACGAGCCTGTCACACAACAGACCGCACGACGAGCCCTTTAAGCAGCATGTGCTGCGTTAAACACGTTTAACTGAAAGGCGACAGACCATGAACGACAACACCAAGACAATCTCGCGCACTGAACTTGAGGTGTCCTGCCTCAAGGAGGCGACCGAGGCCTGGGACCCGCTGCCGATGCTCCGGGCAATCGCCCGGGAGACTGCACTCCCGTCGAGCTTCGACGGGGATTACAAGGACGCCATCGCCGACCTGTCGGCGCGGCTGTCGCTGCGCCTGCGGGAGTACGAGGCGCTCGCATGTTCCTCGGCGGAGCGGCGGATGTATATCCGCCTGCTGAACGAGGCCAGCAGACTTGGCCTGCTGGACGGGTACGACTGCCCGCGTGCCACCACGGCGGCATGGGCCGCGATCACGGACTGACCCCCTCAGGGTCAGAGTTTATTGGTAAACATAGGAGTGACAATGATAAAC